TTTCAATATTAATTTGCACAAGATTTTCAATCTCTTGAGCGAACTTAGAGGGACAGAAAAACTTATCTTCTAGTGCTTTCTCTAATTCATTCTCCATCTGGCCTAATATTGTGATGTACAAATTCTTTAATGTAGCGAACTAATAACTTAATATAATCGGATTTATTCCTTTTGTCAAATATTTTGACTTCTCCCCCAGGAGTCACCATAATTGTGATGAGTTTAGTTGGAGGAATATCAGTTAGTTCATAATACGCAGCAGCATAAAACATTTCCTGAACGAAATAGTTTTCAAGCCACTCTTCTGGTTTAATTTTTTCTGATGTCTTGAAGTCAATGACTGCAAGTTCTCCTTCATATTCTCCAATGCAATCGACTCTTCCAGCAAGTCCAAGATATTCTGAGTAAAGAGTTCTTTCAATTGCGTGAATATTATTTATCTTATCAAGATAAGGTTTTGCATGATGAAACATAAACTTTGTCATGGGTTGATAATCATCCCAGTTCAGTTCTTTGTTCTCAAGATAATCTTGACAGACTAAGTGAAAATCAGTTCCTCTTGCCGTTGCTTTCTTGGTAATACGATTTGCTTCTTCAAGTCCAACTCTTTTTCTCCAATCCGCAAAGATCTTACGATTATAAAAAGAAGTTACAGAGGTAATTGATGGAACCCATGCCCCATTCGGAAGATTGTAGAGACGTATACCATTCGTTTCTTTTTTTTCTAATTCAAGATCACCGAGGTAATTATGATGAATAAATGCCATTATACCACTGAATAGTTTTTTCTAATCCACTTAATAAAGAAGTCTTTGGACTCCAATGAAGTTCGTTTCTTATTTTATCATTATCTATTGAATAACGCAAATCATGTCCTGGCCTATCGGATACAAATTGTATTAAACTTTTATCACCATCCATAATATCTAAAATCATATTCACTAAATCAATATTTTTAACCTCACACTCTCCTCCAATATTATATTTCTCACCAACTTTTCCTTTAAGAAATACCTCATAAATCGCTTCACAATGATCTTCAACATAAATCCAATCCCGCATATGTTGTCCATTTCCATAGACAGGAATTTTCTCTCCAAGAATAACATTTTTAATTATCTTAGGAATTAATTTTTCCACATGCTGTCTTGGCCCATAATTATTTGAGCAATTAGTAATCTTTACAGGAATTCCATATGTATTATGGAAAGTCATGACAAAATGATCGCTAGATGCTTTTGATGCAGAATAAGGATTTTGTGGGTTGTATGGAGTATCCTCAGTGAATGACTTGTCATCATAACTCAGTGCTCCATAAACCTCATCTGTGGAAATGTGATGAAACATTTCCACTTCATGATCAATCGAAAGTTGAAGAAGATTAATTGTACCGATGATGTTAGATTCCACAAAAGGCATCACGTTTTTAATTGAATTATCAACGTGAGTTTCTGCTGCAAAATGAAATATTTTGGTTGGTTTATACTTCAAAAACGCATCAGTCAGTGCAGTTTTATCGGATAAATCAACCGTATAGAGTGTTACATCATCTGGAAGATAATGCCAATTTGCAGCATACGTTAATTTATCAATACAAACAATTTCTTCATCAGTAACGGTGGATAAATGATGAAGAAAATTACTTCCAATAAATCCACATCCACCAGTAACAAAAATCATACTTTAACTTCCATTTTTGCAAGAATATATTCCTTCACGAATCCAGAACGAACAATATCCTCAACACCAAATTCAATAATATCAACAGATGGCATAATACGAAGAACTTTCATGAAATCGATGATGCCATTTTTTTCATTTGTCTTAACAAGATCACTTTGAGTAGCATCGCCACAGAACATAATTTTTGAATTCTCACCAACACGAGTAATGATAGAATCTAACTCATGGAAGTTGAGATTTTGGAATTCGTCTACGATAATGATAGCATTGTCCAGAGTAGTTCCGCGAATAAAAGAAGTACTCCAAAAACTAATCGTACCTTGTAGTTTGAGGTTCCCATAAAGCATTTCAAATGATGCATCGTCTGGCATTTGGAACATATACTTCACCATATTCTTATAAGGAATTTGATAAAGTGATGATTTATCTTCGTGATCTCCCGGAAGGAATCCGATCTCACGGGTGGCAACAAGAGATCTTACAATATAAATTTTTTCATAAGGAGATCTTTCATCCAATACATCACAAAGGGCATTATAGAGTGTGATGAAAGTTTTACCAGTACCTGCACATCCATAAGCAACGATATTTTGATTTGATTCGTATGCTTTATAGAGTAGTTTTTGATTTTCTGTGAGAGGTTCAATCTCTCTCATTAAATCAGCATTGATTGGTTTCTTACGCTTCATTTGTTTTGCAGTAAGTCCAACACCAATCGGTTGATCATCTTTTCTTCTTCTTGCCATAGGTAGTTAGATTTTTTTGACTTTTGAACCAGGCATCTTGGAAGCGCGTCCAAGAACTTCATTCCATCCAGGATTTTTGGAAATTAGTTTATTTTGCCAATCACCAACCTCTCCTGGAGTTGCACATCCCTCAGACCAATCCCGTTGCCACTCAGGATTGTCTTGATACCATTGCGTGATATCATGGACACTCATTTCAATAACTTTTTTTTCGCCGGTTTCTTTATGAATAATTGGATAAATTGCCAAAGGTTTCCTCCATTTTATATGTCAATATTTATTCAATAGTAATCGAAGGTGCATCAACACATTCCGGACAATCTTTACGACTCCATTCAAGTGCTTCTGATACTGCAGGGAACTGGCAGGTAAAGATACAACGAATTGCTTCTGCGATTTCCATGTGTTCTTTCTGAGTTCCGTGAGAAGAACGCAAATCAATGTAGTGAATCCAAGAACGCACAGAACCAGTCATATAAAGGCGTGTGGGCGTTGCCAGGGGCAGTACGAACCTTGCACACTCCTTAGCGACTCCTTTTTCCAGAAGACGGTTGTAGAGGCGCTGAGATGCCTCAAAATGAATACGAATGTCTTCTAGCAAAGTCAATTTCAAATAGTCTGGAATATCATCAATGGAGTTCTGACGATTCTTATCATCCTGACGACGAAGATCAGGAAGAGGAATATTTTGATTCAGAAGATTGGTATCAGCATACCTTTGAGAAAATTCCTGAAATGTAAAACTCCTATGACGGAGGATTTGAGCTGCAATACCTCTTGTAGTATTGATTTCTACTGTCATATTTGCTTGCTCAAAGATACTCCAGTGCTGATGTTTAATGCAGTACTTAAGGAGTCCAGAAAACTTTTCGTTCTCTTGATTGGCAGGATTACTAACCCGAGCACAATATGCCATATGCTTTTCTGCATCGGGAGTAACACTGATGAGTTTTACTTCTGGTTTCATAAACTCAAATTCGTTAAACATATTATTCTTCGTCATAAAATACTTCGTCGTAATCTTCAATATTGTCAAATCTCTTGATAGTTTAATTCCTGTTCAGGTTCAGTTTCATCTATTTTAAGTTCTTCTTTTAGACAATTTACAAGAGACTCAAGATTTTTTACAATTAATTTTAGTTTTTCTTTATCCATAATAGAGTAAATCACAATAGTATTATAGTTAAAAAAAAGAGGGGAGTCAAGTCCCCTCATACATCATCCAAGAGTTGCCATATGATATTGGGCTTTTTGGAGTTTCTTTTCTTTTTCAATCTGTTTACGAATCACTGGCAACCAATTTGCTGCCATTTGTTCTTTACGGATTTCGGTGTCGTAAGATACACCACGATATGTTGCTTGGGACATTAGGTTTGCTCCTTTACTTGTTAAGGTATTGGTGCGTTCCTTCAGTCAACTTTTGCGTCTATTTTGCACGTTTTTGGTGAGATTTGTTTAATCTCCCAAATTAAATCATTCTTTGCTTGCTTAGGAATGTCTTGTTGATAGACTCTCCCAGCAATTAATTGTGCTTGCAGGCAGGTAAGAATGAGTGTCTCCATAGATGAACGATCCGTTCCTAGTCGGCTTACTTCCGTTCGCTATTCGCAAATAGCGAATGAACGTTAGGAGAAGATTATACTCCTAGTTATCTTATATAG